TCCAGTTGGCGCTGTACGGCAGCAATCTGGCGAGGTGAAGGCTGACCTGCTTGGGTGAGTAGCGACTGGCGCACGGGGCTGCGCTTGCTCCACTCAACTGTCCACGGCAGGTTCTTGTTCTTTTCGTTCCACGATTCGATGTGCTTCTGTCGCTCGGTAGGTGGAATAAGTGGCTCAGTCATGTGTCACTCTTTCGGTAATGCGCTTCGTTCGGTAACGATAGCGTAGCACGGTGTAGTGGCTAGGCAACGCCCATCAGTTGCTGCAAGTTGGTTGGTGAAACCATGTACACGTCGGGCACGTCGAAGTACACGCCAGCAAAGCGCATGGCTTCGTGCGCCAAAGCGGAGCAAATCCACGTTCCTGCACGGCGGCACTCAATGAACCAAACTGGTGAAATGATGTCCACTCCAATGCAGATGTCGGACAACAGGCCATACTTCTTTCCAATCTGCTTCTCGGCAAACCACGCCGCCTTCTCAGCGTCTCCACCAAGCGAGGTGATGTCGTACATCGAGATGAGTTCGGACGAGGCGATAAGGCTGGCAAGGGTTGATTTAGCCACGCCCTTCATGGTCGCTTGCACAATCCACACGTCGTCGTAGGTTGCGCCTTCGGTCACGACGGTAAAGCAGTGGTTGTAGGTGCCGTCCTTCCAACGCAACTTTTCACCAAAGCGGATAAGTGCGCCCATGGTGCCGTCGGTCTTGGCAAAGCCAGTCATGCCTCGCTTGATTTCACCAGCGGGCAGGTTCGTGATGCAGGGGGCGGCGTTTTTTGACATGGCTCTAACGTACTACGCTTCCCACGAATGCTTGGTTAGCCCTAGTTCGTGCGCCCTCTTGGGGTTGTCCTCAATCCACGAGTTGTGGTGATTGCAGACGAGGATGATGCCGCCCATGTCGAGCAGGTTCGCATCGCTCTGCCCTGAACGTGCTCGGCTGAGGATTTCGTGCCCGTTTATTTCACCAAAGCACGGGGTGCCGATGATGTCCTTGACGGTGCACTTCCACGTTTCACGCTTGCCGAAGTGGGCGAGCATGGCTTCCTTGCGCTGAACGTTGACCGCTCGGCGCTTGTCGCTCATTGGCTTCAGGGACGAACGCTTCAGTGCGCTGGGCTTACGCTCCAACGGCTTGCGAGCCAGTTGCTTCTGCTTCTTTTCACCATCACGGCATTCCTTGCAACGTGGCAGGAACTTGCCAGAACCGTCTCGACGTGCGATGAACTCGTCCGTGGATTTCACCTCACGGCACGAGCCGCACTTCTTGACTTCACTCACTTGCGTGGTAATGCGAGCGCCTTGTTGACGACGTTGAACTGAGCGTCCACGGTTGCGAGGTCTGCATCGAACGAGGTGATGGAGCCGCCACCTGCGTACACTGCGGTGCCGTCAGATGCCAACTGCTGAAGGTCGGCAGAGAGGGTCTTGATTTCGGCGTTGAGCGTCGGGCTGAGCGAGTTGGTCAATGCGGTCAGGGCGAGTGCGTCGTTGTCAATGTTGGTGAAGTCCTGCGCCGTGGCGGTATTGGAACTCAACGAACCTGCGATGACGCTGTAGTCGCTCTTGGCGGTTGCGTACACGGGCTTGAACGCCTTGTTCCAACGCTTCCAGTTTTCAGCAACCACGACGACGTGGACGGTCTTGACTTTGTTCTTGACGCTCGTCTCGTGAACGGCTACGACGGCGGTGGTGATAATCGCCACGACCACGAGTGCCGTGATAACCCACTGCCACCAGAACAGGCTCTTGAAGAACTGCTTGATTGCGCCCGTGGTGTCGTCGGCTTGGAGCGTAACGGTGGGGGTCTGGTCAACCATCAATGTAATCACTTTCGTCTGGTGATGCGAGTGCTTGCGTCTCAGACTTTACCACGGTTAGTGACGGGACGCTAACTGTGCCTGCGCCCAGTTGAAAACCGACGCTGGTGATTGTCTCTTTGTCGTACTTGTCCTTCAGTTCGTTGTACGCCTTCAGGAAGTGCGAACGCTCCACGCCGATGGTGTCGCTAAAGCACAGCGACGAGAACCCAACGGATTTCACTGCCCCCTCGATGAGGGGATGCGACCAACGGTTTCCATTTCGGTAGAACTCACGCCCGTGTTGGTCGAGGCCGTCGTTCACCTCACGCCATGCCTCGAATGCGGTGGGGGCGAGGCTGCCGCTGACCTCTGCGCACTTTCTGCGGATGCCAGCGATGGTCGGGAACTTTTCCTCGGTCAACGCCCAGTCTTGGGCCGCACGGATGGCGATTCCACCATCAACGTCGGCTAGGAGCATGCTCCACATCTCGATGGTGCCGTCGTTGGCCTTCCATGCTGGAAAGGCGCAGGCGAGGACGTAGCAGACGGTGGCGGTTTCTTGCTGGTTCATTACAGGTGCCTCTTCATGAAGTTCTCGATGGCGGTGAGTGCGTTCCCAGCCTTGTTGGGTGCTGGGGCTACAGTCTCGCTGATTCCAGCGCCCGTGTCAAGGAAATCTTGGTAGCGGAGAGACGAGCCGAAGAACGTTGCGCCGTGGAGTGTGTACATCTCTGGTTCACCACGACGACTGGCGGCGTAGTTCTCGGTGGCCTGCATCAAGCGCACCACGGTTTCACCAGCACGGATGCGAGCAACGAAGTTTTCCTGTGCCTTGCCTTTGTTGATTTTGCGTGGGTAGAGCCGCCAGACTTCCTCGAACTCTGCCGAGTACGGCTTCTCCTTCTTTGCCCGTTCGGATTTCACTGGCTCGGAAATGTGTCCGTCGCCCGATTTTTCGGGTGACGCAAAAGAACTATCTTCAGTACTTACTTCATTCAGTACTTGCTTTGATTCAGTACTTACTAAGTGGGGCACTTCACCGTTGACGGTGGAACCGTGCACGGTTGAGCCGTTGACGGTAAACCCGTCCACGGTTTCATCAGGGATTATGCGGATTTCACTGCCTATGGCGACCTCGTGCACCACTCGTTCGACGTGCGAGAACTGCCCTTTTTCGTCGTTGATGCGCTGTCCGTTGTTGGTGATGTAGCCGAGGGCTTCCAACTCGCTGAGGATGGAGAGGACTTTCTCCTTCTTGGCCTTGGGCGATTCCTTCACGAGGTGATTCACCATGATGACCCAGTTGTCGGGCTTCGAGATGAGGTAGGCCAGCATGCCCTTGGCTTCCCACGAAAGCCGAGCGTCGTTGAGGGTGACGTTGGGCATGATGGTGAAAGACTGGCGAGTGACGGACGGACTGCGACGTATCACGGCGATACTCCTTTTGCTACGGGGTGGTGATGATACACGACCAGTGTCCAGTGCTGGTGCACGGTTTAGGGAGAAACTGTATGCGTTTTCCCCCGACCACAAGATGTGGTGGAGTGCGGCGGCGGCCCCCTACATGTTGTGGTTGCCGAGCATGTGAAGTTTCTCACAAGGTGGTGAACCGCTGAGCGGCCCTAGAACGCCAAAATCCCCTGCACCTATGTCATCACGGGTGCAGGGGATTCAGATGGCACACAGGGGCGTTTAGACCCCTCTGGCGGTCAACTACTCAGGAACTACGTCCTCGGTTGGCTCTTCCTCTTCGAGGGTTGAGCACGAGGCGACCAACTCTTGGGCTTCCGACAGGCGAGCCTGCGTCAGGCTGTTCACCTTGGGCAAGCCAGCCTCGCCCCACGCCTTGGCGAGCGAACGGCGCTGGGCTGGGGTCAGGGTGCGAATGCGTCCGTCGAGAACGTCACGCTCCGTGTCGGTGATGATGGGGTCACCCGACTTCAACCAAGTGTTGAAAATCTGAGCCGCTTCGGTTCCCTTGTTCGGGGCGAACACCTTGTCTGCGAGAGCCTCGCAACGTGTCTTGCCGATGATGGTGCGGTGGTCAACGTCCATGTCCACGACGAGGGTGAACTCGTACTCGATGCCGTCACGCTGAATGGGAGCCATGCCGACCTTGCGTGGAGCGGTGCGACCATTGTCGCCCTTCTCCAACGTGTACTCCGTCTTGGAGCGCATCGTGCTGATGATGTGACCGTTGAAGTTGAGCAACGTGTCAACCATGCGCTGCTGAATCGGCGTGCCAGTTTTCCATCCAGCGAATCCGTTGCCGCCAGCCTTCGAGCCAGCCAAGTCCACAATCTCCAGCAGGCCACCTGCACCGTTGTAGAAGTGAGTGAGGCTGTCAATCACGACGACTGCGTAGCCTTCGGCTTCGGCTGCCTTCAGCACTTCGACCAAGCGGTCAGGGTGGTAGGGGGCAGACATTGACAACGTGTCGAAGTCGAATCGGTCTGCGTACAACTTGGCGCTGTCACGCTCCGTGTCAATCACGGCAATCTTCCCACCGTCGGCAAGTTCCGTTGCCCACGCAAGTGCGCTGAACGTCTTACCCGAACCCGATGGGCCTGTCACTGCAATACGAGCCTTGGCCTCAGCCTTAGTCGCCTTTGTAAATAATGAACTCACTGGTTCACCTTTCTCTCTCTATTACTACACAACACAACACAAGGCCCCTATCTTATACGACGGACTACACCCATGTCCAGTCATCACCACAAAAAAGTTTCTGAAGTTATTGACTTGCGTTTGTCACTCCCATGCTGTACCATAGTTTAGTACCGATTTACCAACTGATTAGAAAGTGAGCAGACATGACTGATACCCAGAGCGGTTACCAGTTCGGTGTACTCAACGCCTTCGCTGGCGTGGGCACTCCACAAATGTACGGCATCAACGGCGACAACGGCATTGCGGTAGTTGTCGAACTTGGTGATGCCAAGGCAAGCATCTTGGGCTTCACGTCCGAGCAGGCAGTCGTCGAGGCCATCGCCATCGCACAACGTTCATGCTCGATTGGTGAACTCGTCGAGGACGGTGCGGAGTTTGACCTCGCAGTCGCAATCCTCTCGTTGTTCGCCAGCAAGTCCTACGTCCTTCAGGACGAGCCTCAGGACGATGGTGCTGATGCCATCGCTGAGCAGAACTACCTCGACGCTGACATCGAGGCGTGGCAGTTTGAGAAGGCAGGGGTGTCGTTCTAATGGGTCTGTCAATCTACAACACCATCACCGACCAGTGCGTCTGGTCGTCGTCCTACAGTGGCTTCGGCAACTGGCGTGACGAGATTGCCAAGGCCGCCGACGTAGGCGACTGGCGCACGACTGGCAACCCGACTGCCGATGAGGTGATGGGTTTCTGGGCGAACGCTCCCAAAGACCCACTGTCGTTCGTGTTGCAGCACAGTGACTGCGACGGTTACATCATGCCCGACGATGCTGGGCGACTGGAGCGCCGCTTGCGTGGTTTGCTCGATGACCTTGCCGAGAGCGAGTGGTTGGACGCTACCAAGGACTTCATCAAGGCGCTCGACGAGGCGTGCAACACCAAGGCAATCTTGGTGTTCAAGTAAACTTGAATAAAAGACTTGACTTGTGTCACACCCATGTGGCACAATAGTTAGGTAGAGATTTATCCAACTGATAGGAGAATGAAATGGCGTTTGACCGTAGCGGACACGGATTTAGTTTTGAGAAGCACCGTGAGTTGGAGTACGAACTCCGCCACGAGGACGAGCAGGCGGACTTCGAGTTTGGTCACCGTGCCAGCGCCAAGTCCATTGCTTACGCCAAGTCGCTCATCGAGCGTGCCAAGAAGTTCCCACAGTTGAAGGAGAAGGCTGAGCGCCACGAGGCTTCCCTCGCCAAGGACGGTGGCAGGAGCCGTCACAGCGTTCCCTACAACATCGCTACCGTCTCCTACGCCATCGCTGACCTGAAGGAAAGTTTGGACGCACTGTTCAAGTCCTTTGCTGAAGCGAAGGCGAGCCGTGAGGCAGAGCCGAAGGTGACCGCATCGGTTGCCAACGTCGAGCCTGCCAGCGCCAAGCAGATTGGTTTCATGTCCTCGTTGCT